GTAGTTCTTCAAGGCCTTCGATATGAGCGGCCTCGTCCAGAACCAACAAAGACAGTGCTTCTGAACGACCAGCATCGCCGGAGGTTGAAGCAGCTTTAATGGTTGAGCCATTAGAAAGCTCAAAAGATGTACGGTTATCTACATCAATACTGGCAATCTTAATCCATTCAGGCAGGTTGCGCATTACGCCCTTTACTTTCTTTACAAGGTTTCCTGCTGTGGCAAACTTGGTTGCCATAACAAGAATCGACTTGTCGCGGTGGAAAAGCATCAGCCATACAATGTATCCGGCTGTAATCGTTGAGATGCCAAGCTGGCGAGCTTTTAAAATAACATTAAAACGATAATCATTAAAATCTTGGAGTAACTCATCTTGGAAATCATATGTGTCAAATAAAATCAGCCCGTGCATCGGATGGGATATACGGGCATATGTTTTTAAGAAATAAGCAGGATCCTTACCGCACTTTAATATCTCTTTTACTTTTTGTTTTTTGTCTAGTTCAAAACTCATTAATCATTTTAGCGTGAATCATTCTTTGGACGCTTACCATCCCAGCCGCCTTGGCTAAGAAAGTTTTCCCAGCTTTTTTCAACTGGGTTGGTGTCACCAGAGTTATCGACATTCATGGCTTCATCAAGTTGGCCAATCTTAAAATGTTTCTTGGCGGTGACCCAGGAGCGAACACGAGAAGAGTTTTCAGCACGGATATCAACCTCTCCCTCTTCGGTAAGGGTTACAGAATCGCCGGTAATGCGTTTGTATTCTTTCTTGATCCAGCCAGCAATATCAGACATGCGTTGATCGATATCAGATTCGAAGCCAGGCGCATAGATTTCTTTAAGTTGAATCTCTGAATGATAAGTGAGGCACATCATATTGCCATAAAACTTAACTCCAAAACCATCCATTACGCGCTGGTCAATAAGAGCGTCACCTTCTTCGCGGCGAAGTGCTCCTGTTTTTACTGGTTCGTAGTCCTCACCAAGCGCGCCGTCATATGCGTTGGCTGCTGCTTGTGCAAGTCCTTGTACGATTTCATATACTGTTGCCATTTTATCGATTTCCTTGTTGTGGTTTAGAGCGCTCCAGTTCGGCGCCGAGCTTTTTCATCTCGTATCCAACTCTTTTAATTTCACCATGAGTAAAATCACTTGGGTTTGCGCTTTGGAGGAGTCTTAAAACTTCAATAAACATGTTCAGAATCTCATGAACATCGTCAATTTGAGCCAACTCAGTTTTAGCAATATTGCTCACTTTGTTCGCAAATCGTTTTATGAGATCATCGGTATTAGACGTTTGTTGCGGGTCTTCAGTAGGCTCTTCTGTTCTAAGTGCATTTAGCTCTTCTTTAATAATCTGTTTAAGAATCGTTTTATTGATTTTCATTTGGGTCTCTATCCTTTTAGCCATCTTTCCTCTCTGCCTTCTATATGTTGAATATAACACTTGCTGCAACATTCAAACTTAGTAAGGCAAACATCATCCAATGATTTTTGTGGGTGAGCCCCACACACCGAACAACTTCGCAGAGATTCTCTATTAAGTAGTTTTTTTGAAACCTTTATACCATTTATGTCAACTTTTTCCTGTTGAGCTTCTTTTTTATAAGACTTCTGGTAAAACTCTTTGGATTGTTCCAGGTATTCTTTTTCTTTTTCTTCGTCCCAATTTGCGCGAGGATTGGCAACAGCCTCATCTCCATATTTTTGAGAGATGGCCTTCTCCGCGCGGGCAATGCGGTCGGGATCTTTCATCAGTTATACACCTTATATGCTGTGTAGGAAACCGCGAGTCCGGCACCTACGCCGCCGACAAACCACATCCAACGATTATCAGCCGAAAGTCTAGACAGTGTGTCTTGCAGGCTGCTTATTTGTTTTTGTTGTGCGGCGATTGTTAAATCTTTCTGTTGAATCTGCGACTCGTAGCCGATTCGTTGATTGTCCATTTCAAGTTGAAGTTCTGTTCGTAAGGTTCCAAGTTCAAGTTTCATTCGACTTTGGCAATTTAAGGTTAGTTGCTCTTCTAATGTTAGAATTCTCGATGTGGCTACCACATCAAAGAGGGCGCCTTCAAATGGGGCACACTGTCCTTCTCCTAAAAATGTAAACCGACCAGCATCTTCAGCGATGGCTGTGTTACATAGGAACATACTCAAAATTAAAACTGTTAATGATTTCATTTGCTAACTCTTCTTTGTTTTGTGAAAACTTTTTTTCAATATTCTTTCGCTTCTCGTCAATCAAATCTTGATTGCGCTCTTGCTCTTCTAAATAGTTTTGTTCAAGCTCTTCGAGAGTATTGCGATAGTTGTCGAGGGCTTCTTCTTTTTTACGAAGCTCTTCGGCATGGATAGCGTGCAAGCCATCAATTTGTTCCTGAAGGGCTGCCGCTTGCTCCTCATAAATACGCACCATTAATCGGTGATCGTAACGCATCTTTCCAAATACCACAAGCGCCAAAAGTACAATGGCGATTTCCTTCCAGTATACTTTAGCGTAAGGCAAAAGTCTGATTAATACCTGGGGCATCAGCCGGCCTTCTTCAGTCTCTCGACAATATCAACCGCACCTTGTGTACCGATGAATACGATAGAAATGGTAACCCAATCGCTGCTGGTCAAATAACCAGCGAACGCCAACACAGATGCGGTGGTCCACACCAACAGCTTGCGGGATGTAAATTTTTCTAACCATGTGTCTACAAATGCTTTTGTTCTAGCCATGTTTTAAGTCTCCTGTTTTTTTAAACGCAGCCTGCGTTTCTTTTTTGGTCACGTCTCTTCTTCTTTTAAGCCGTGCATACGCTCGTCGGCTGCGGTTTTTTCATTCTCTAAATATCTTACTAAATCTTTTAATACTTGAATTACACTTTGTCCCTTTTCGGATCTCGTTTGTTCAATTGCATCTCGAATATCTCCACCGCCTTTAATAAAAGCAGCCCATTCGCTCGCTACACTTCCGATAGTTTGACCGGAACGCATCATTCTGTTGGTGACACCTGCAGGCGCACGAGGGCCGTATACGTCGCGGGGATGTTTATATCCTTTGTCTTTAAGTTCTTTAGCGTAGTTTACATCTTGCTTAACAAAATCTTTTGGATTGTTTAAAACAATATCAGCCCACTCTTTGGCTGTCATGTTGGAGCCGTATTCTTTTCCACTAAGGCCACGAACAACATCAGGCTCAAAGATCTCAGTCAAATTTGTTTTTAAAAGATTCTCAACCTGAAAAATGTAATATTCTTCTTTGACAATCTCTTCAACAGAATATAACTTTTTTAAATATTTCTTTGCTTTTGCCACTGATGCAGAACATCCTTTCTTTTTCCAAGATCCCGATTTCTTTATATAAACACATTTTCCTTCACGCTTATAGGGCATATCACCGATCTGCCTTCCGTTGTAGTTTGTTTACTTGTCTGGAAACTTGTTCCATGTTATCGTTGAGTTGTGCCACAGTTACGGCCAAATCTTCCATCTCGCCTTCAAGATGATCAAGGCGATGCTGAGTCGTATAATAAAAACCGCCCAAGGCGGCTACGACTGCAAGGAGTGGCAACAGTCCTTTTATGTTTTCTATCATCGTATTCATTGTTTTAATCCATTCATGCTTAGTATCGCAATCAATCCAGGCACATTCTTTCGCACGTAAACTCCAGAGAAAAGTGTCTCGCATCGACCGCCGACATAAGCGATTGCCGACTCAATGTTCTTGCTAACTTTTGGGTCTGCCACCATCTCTTCCGAGACTACCAAAACCAACGAACCTGCTGCAGCCTTGCCCTTGGGTGGAGGACATGCAGAACGATTCATACAGTTATGAAGAATCACCGATCCAAGCTTTCCAGTATTTGGATCTTTTATCATTGTCGAACCTAAAAAGGCGCGGCCGTCATTGCTCAAGCAAGTTTCCAAATCTTTACTATCGAAAGATTGGATCGGTGAGTCTTCGGTGGAGAGTTTAAGCACCTGAGCAAGCGACTTAGCAAACTGAGTATTTGCGACAGGGTACATGCCAAGCATGCCAATTCTGCCGCGGAGTAAACGTGTGGAGCGCTCGTTATCTAAAATAACATGCGGATATTGTGTGACATCATTTGCCAACGTCAACGCATTACGAGCAATTGTGGGGTTAAGGTTTTCTTGTGCTGTTGGCCAAGAAACTATATAAAGAACTTTACCAGCAGCCTGAACAGAACGTAAGTAACGCTCAAAGACAGGCTGAAGAGCAGTAACAGAAGAGCCGGTGCCACCACCGCCGCCAGCAAGAACAATAAGCCAATCAACTTTTCCGAGTTTAATTCGGAGTGCATCTTCAACGATAGCGCCATTTTGTGATAGGACCTCCTTGCCATATTCAACGTTCTTACCGATACCATCTGAATCAGGAATCAGTACAACGTGGTCTTCTTCGACGTTCTTTGGAATATCTTTCCCTGTGGTGTTAACCAGCAGGGTCTTGTTGAAACCAAGCTCAATAAAAGCATTGGCCATTTTGTTGCCTCCACCGCCGACGCCAACAAAGCCAATATTCAATGAAGAGGGTGCTGTGTTTTCTGGTAGGAGGTCTTCATCAGAATATTCCATCTGGAGTCCAAAGTCTTCTACCATACCGAAATCTTCAGCGTCTACCTGTTCATGATAGTGGTCTTTCTCCTGATTAAAGGAGGGTGGTGGCTCTGCGGGAGGCAGAAAGTCAAATTCGTTTTTGTCTTCGTTGTTATCGTTATCCGACATATTTTATTCCTTTGTTGGGTATAAATCTTCTTCGAGGGTCGTGCCGCCTGTACGAGCTACTTTTTTCATCTGAGCTTGTCGGGCTTTGGCGGCTTGAGCTTTCCTAAGTTCTTCCGCGGAAGGTGGATCTGGCAGTCGTTCAGCTAAGCCCCACGCTTCGCATTTTTTTCGCAATGAGCCATCTCATTATGTCTTCCATTTCTTTTTCCCTTTGAAGAAGTCCGGCGCACTCTCTTTTCGCGTCTAGACCTGGAGCCATGCCTTTGCGGCGGGTGAAATCTTTACGAGGATCTCTTCCGTGTGGACCTTCTATAGAGCCCACTGGCCTCATTCCAATTGGTCCCTCTTCTAATGCTGCTTCAATTTCTTCTTTGATGATCTGTTTAAGTTGCGACTTGGTAATTTTCATTTTGTAATCTCCTATTGATTTACCCTTGCATATCCTGCTTTCTTTTCAATTACTATTTGCATGTCAACACAATCTTTGAGAGAATCAAGA